GACATTGTGAACGACGTACCGTAAGGTGAAACATGGCCCGCTCCGACGTATCAATTTGTAACCAGGCCCTTGGGCACTTAGGCAACCATTCCAACATTCAATCCCTGGACGAGGCGAGTGCGGAGGCCAAGCAGTGCAAGCTGTTCTATGAGGACACGCGCGACGAGGTTCTGCGCGCCCATCACTGGGGTTTCGCGACCAAGTACATCACGATGGCCGAACACTCGGACACGCCCCCGGCGATTTGGGAGAAGGCATACGCCTACCCGAACGACTGCCTCAAGGCGCGGTTTATTGTGGATGCGTCCTCTCGCAACGCAAACCGGGCGATCGCGTTCCAGCTTGGGCTCGCAAGCGATGGCGCATCGAAGCTGATCTACACCAACCAGGACACCGCGGTGCTTTGCTACACGGCCGAAGTGTCTGACCCGACCGTGTTCGACGATTCGTTTGCGAACGCGCTCTCTTATGCGATGGCCGTCAAGCTGGCCATGCCGATCGCAAACTCCAAAACACTGGCGGCCGATATGCAGACACTTTTCCAAAGCACGATGGCCTCTGCTCGCACCCTGAGCAATAACGAAGGCATCGAAGACAACGACGCTTGGGAAGCCGGACACATCGCAGCGAGGGCGTAATGTCAATCAAGTCCACGCTCCAGCAAACCTCATTTACGGGCGGCGAGATTTCACCCTCCCTGTACGGCCGCGTCGACCTCCAGCGTTACCAGAACGGGCTGCGCACCTGCCGCAACTTCTTTGTCCGCGCGCATGGCGGCGTGAGCAACCGTGCGGGCTTGCGATTTGTGTGCCCGGTCAAGGATTACGCCGACGAAGTTCGCCTGATCCCGTTCTCGTTCTCCACCGAGCAAACATACGTCTTGGAGTTTGGCGACCAGTATATGCGCGTCATCAAGGATGGCGGGCAGGTTCTTGAGAGCGCGCAGAATATCACGGGCGCCACCCAGGCAAACCCGTGCGTGGTGACGATCACGGGGCACAGCTACAGCAACGGCGACTGGGTTTACATTGCTGGCGTCGAAGGCATGACGCAGCTCAACGGGCGCTGGTTTGAGATTGCAAACACCACCGCAAACACGTTCGAGCTTTCAGGTGTCGACAGCACGGGTTACGACGCATACACGACCGGCGGCACGGGTTCTCGTGTTTATGAGATTGCCACGCCCTACAGCGCGGCCGAAGCGCAGAATTTGAAGTTTGTGCAGTCCGCAGACGTGCTTTACTTGACACATCCCAGCCACGAGCAAAAGCGCCTTAGTCGAACGGGCGACACGAGCTGGAGCTTGGACGGCCTCAGCTTTGAGGTTTCGATCGGCAAGACAACGATCACGCTTGCGCGCTGGCTTGACTCGATCGGCAATCCTGGAACTTACCCTGATGGCGTAATCACGGAAAAGTACGTTGTGACCGCCGTCGACTCGACGAACGGCGAAGAAGGCGGCGTGTCGAATGAAATCACGGCGTCACGAAACCTGGTGTGGACAGCGGGCAGCAAGATCCGCCTGACTTGGGGCACGGTAACGGGCGCCACGGATTACAACATTTACAAGAAGACGGCCACGGACGTTTACGAATATATTGGCGACACCACGGGCCTGACGTTCGATGACAACAACATTACGCCGACCACGGGGCGCACACCGCCTGAATCGCGCAATCCGTTTGCTGACTCAAACTATCCGTCCACGACGACTTTCTTTGAGGACCGTCTCGTGTTCGCGAACAGCACCGCGGAGCCGCAGACATTGTGGATGAGCCAGACGTCCAACTATGAAAACTATGACGTGTCCATTCCGCCGCGAGACGACCAGTCTGTCACGCTGACCGTAAACGCGCGGCAGGTGAACGCCATCCGGCACATGATCCCGCTCAACGATCTGTTGCTCCTGACCAGCGGCGCGGTTTGGCAGGTGTCTGGAGGCAATAGCGGAGACCCGATCACGCCGTCCCAGGCTCGTGTGAAGTTGCAGTCTGAGGATGGTTCGGCCGACATACCGCCGATCGTAATCGGCTCCACGGTTTTGTTCGTGCAGGACAAGGGGCAAAACGTCCGCGATTTGGGCTATCGGTTCGAGGATGACGCCTACAACGGCAGCGACTTGTCCGTGATGTCCCGCCACCTGTTCGAGGGCTACACGATCCGCGACTGGACCTACGCTCGCGTTCCCAACTCTTTGGTTTGGGCTGTGCGCAGCGATGGCGCTTTGCTGGGGCTGACCTACATGCGCGAGCATGACGTGTGGGGCTGGCACCAGCACGACACAGACGGCACGTTTGAGAATGCCGCTTCTGTCGGCGAGGGAAGTGAAGACGTCACCTACTTCGTCGTGAAGCGCACTGTGAACGGCGAAAGCGTTCGTTACATCGAACGCATGGAAAGCCGCTTCTTCACGGACCAGCGCGAGGCGTTCTTCGTGGACAGCGGCCTGACGTTGAACAATCCGCTCACAATATCCGGCGCCACGCAGGCCGATCCTGTCGTGCTGACGATTACGGGGCATGGCTTGGCGAACGGCGATTTCATCGACGTGGAAGGCTTGGCCGGGATGACCGAGCTGAACGACACGCGGTTCAAGGTCGCGAACGTGACCGCCAACACTGTCGAGCTGACGAACCAGTACACGGGCAACGATGTCGACGGGACGGGTTACACAGCGTACACAAGCGGCGGCGAGGCGCGGAAGGCGGTCAACTCGATCGGGGGGCTGTGGCACCTGGAAGGCAAAACGCTGTCCGTGCTGTCAAACGGCAACGTTGAGCCAGCCACGACCGTGACCAACGGAACGGCGTCGTTGCAGAACTACGGCTCCCGCATTACAGCGGGGCTGGGTTACACAGCCGACATTGAAACGCTGGATCTCAACGCCCCGATCGAGGGTGGCGCGCTGCAGGCAAGGCGGCGTAAGGTCGGCTCGCTCGCAGCTTTCGTTGAAGAAACGCGCGGCATGTGGGTGGCCGAGAGCCTGGAGAAAGTGAGCGGTGACGAGGCTTACGAGCTGAAGCAGCGCGAGAATGAGTTCTACACTGCCCCCGTGGCACTTAAAACGGGTGTGGTGGAGATTTTGCCAGCGGGCTCTTGGGGGCTGCAGGGACGTGTGGCTATCCAGCAGCGCGATCCCCTGCCGATCACAGTGCTGTCGCTTATGCCGGAGATGAATGTTGAACGTTAGTTATGACATCACGAACATGGAAGACATCGTTTGGGTAGCGCGCCACATGCGCGAGGCTGACGAGCAAGAGGTCCGCGCGTCTCACGATCACTCCCCGCGGGAGGCTCTGGAATATGCCGTGCGGAACTCTCAGGAGGTTTACACAGCTTTCATCGACGACGAGCCTGTGGCTATTTTTGGTGTCGCAGGCGGATCTGTTATGACGCCCTTTGTGAGCCCGTGGATGCTGGGCTCGAAGAAACTTGAGCAGAACAAGAAAATACTCTTGCGCGCCTCTAGGGACGTAATCGAGACGTTCAAAAAAGAATACTACCGCATGGAAAACTTCGTGGACGTAAGAAATAAGCTGTCGATACGCTGGCTAAAGTGGCTGGGCTTTAGTATAAAAGACCCAGAACCTTACGGCCCATTTGATATGGAATTCCATCGTTTCGTATGGGAGAGGCAGAATGTGTGAACCAGTAACGATCATGATGGCCGCGTCGACCGCCTTGTCGGCCTTTGGTATGGCCCGGGCTGGGCAGGCTGCGCAGGCCCAGGGCGAGTACCAAATGCAGGTGGCTCGCAACAACAAGGTTATGAGCGATCGGCTGGCGGCGGACGCACGCAAGCGAGGCGAGCTGGAAGAAGCACGCCATCGCCAGAAGGTGCAGCGCTTGGCTGCGTCTCAGCGGGTGGCCTTCGCCGCGGGCGGTCTTGAGTCTTCTTCTGGTTCGCCGCTCGACACCATTGTGGGAACATTTGTCGAGGGCGAGACTGACGCGCTTATTATTCGGCAGAACGCAGAGCGCGAGGCAATCGCGCATGAGTTCCGCGGTCAGAACGCGCTTGCGGAAGGCGCCTTGGCGCAGGCAGCAGGCCGGGCTCGCGCGCAAGCTTCAACGGTGCAGGCGGGCAGCACGTTGCTGTCTGGTGCCGCCGATGCTTACGGACAGTGGAGGGATAGCTAGTGGCTCGCGTCCCGCGATACAATCTTGAGCGCCAAGTTCGCGCCGTCTCTGGTGTCCAGCAGAACATCAGCGCCCCGATCGACGCTTTTGGTGGGGCGCAGGCTAGTGCGTTTGCGGCCGCCGGTCAGGCTGTTGGCGATGTCGCGGCCCGCATGGCGGACATGCGCGAGCAGGACGACATCATTGCGGCTGAAAAGGCATATGCAGAGCTGCAGTCCCAAACCCGCGAGGCCACGATTGGCGAGGGCGGCTTCCTGACCCAGCAGGGGCAGAACGCTGTCGACGGGTACGAACCGTTCGAGCAGTCCTTGCAGGAGATGGAAGGCCGCATTGGCGACACGCTAAACAATCGCCAGCGCGAGCTCTACAACCGGCAGGCATCGCAGCTTCGCGAGCGCACCCTGACGAACGCATCCCGCCATGCGGCCGGAGAGCGCAACACGGTGATGAACGAGACAATGGCATTGCGAGAGGAGCAAGAGCTTCTCAACGGGATGACCAACTGGGCCAATGATGACGCGATGGGCGAGGACTTGACGCGCCTGCGGAGCGTGGTTGTTGCGCGTGCTCGCGCCCAAGGCATGACCCAAGAGCAGGTCAATGCGGCGCTTGAAAACTCTTTCAGTTCATATATGCAAGGCGCTGTAACGGCTGCGGTTGATAGCGGCGAACCTGGACGCGCCGCGGACTTGATGGAGCGGTATGGCGACAACATGCGCCCTGACCACGCGGTAGCCGCTCGTGAGCTGGTGCGCGAGGGCGACATGCGCGGGCGTAGCCAACGGGCGGCCGACGACATCATGGCTCAAGGCTTGGACGAGCGCGAGGCGCTTCGCTTGGCGCGTCAGATTGATGACCCGGAGGAACGGGATTTGGTGGTGCAGCGCGTGCAGGCGCGCTATGTGGACCAGCGCCGTTTCGACACGCAGACGCGGGAGAGCGCGGCGAATGACGCGCTTGCTGCGCTTGACTCGGGCGTGGCTTTGGATGATTTGCCCCCGTTGCTTTTAAAGGCACTGCCGGACGATTTTGTGAACACGATGCGCCGCGTAGAGCAGGGCCATCCAATCGTCACGGACGTTGCGCAATACTCTAGGTATGCCGGGATGGACAACGCCGCTTTGGCGGACGTGGACCTCACCGAGGCTCGCGGCCATCTGAACGAAAGTGATTATCGGCGCGTCGAGGGGTGGGTGCGCAGCGCACGCAATGGCGACACGGCCAACCGCGGCACGGAGCTGTCGTTTACCGGGCAGGTCAATCGCGCGGCCGCGGACGCCAACATCACAAGCGACGAGGACCGCAATCTGTTTTACCAGCAGGTCCAACTTGATATCACAGAAGCCGAAAGCGAAGCCGGTCGTCGATTGAATGCTGTAGAGCGCCAAGACGTCATCAACAACCTGGCACGCGAAATCGTGGTTGACGGACCTGGCTGGTTCGACAATCAGTCTGGCCGCGTGTTCAAGACTGAATTCGAGATTGAGGGTGTGCCGGACGATTACGCCCGCGCGGTGATCGACGCATTTCCAGAGGGAACTATTCCCGAGGAGGCGGCCGCGGGCTATTACAACGAAGCGATCGCATGGTTTGACGAAAATGGCATCGAGCCTTCGCCGTCTCGCATGACCCAAATTATCAGAGCAATGAGAGAACAAAACCAGTGAGCGACCTGACCCGCCTTGCACAGCAGTTCCGCGATGAAGACGAGCAGCAGCAGTCTCCTGCATTTGGAGAGCTGGCCGACCGCTTCCGTCAAGAAGACGCGGCAAACGCAAATGCGGCACTGTTCGCGACTGAGAAAGTGCGCCCTGACGACGCCGCGCAGGCGCGGCGGGTGGCGTCCCAGTTCAACACGTCCTTTGAGTTTGCGAGCGCGAACCGTGAGGAGCTGACGGCGGCGGATCTGAACAACCGTATTTCTGCCACGCTGCGCAATTCCTCTGCGCTGGCGGGCTTTATGGCTATTCCAGAGAACGCTGCGGTGGCGCGTGATGACGTCGACACATTGGCCGCGCTGGAAGCGCAGGTGCAGCGGGCTAATAGCGGTTCAACTCTCGATGTCGGCAACATTTTGCAAGACTTCGGCGCTGGCGCCGTCAGCGTATTTGGCCGCGGCGGGCGCGGCATTGGCGCCGAAATGGAGGCGATCGGCCGCCGGACATTTAGCGAGACGGTGCAGGCGGAAGGTTTTGATCCGAACAGCCTAGTGGATCGCCTACTTGTGGCCGGTGGAATAGGCTTGGTTCTTGAAGGCCAGTCAGCCCAAGAAGGCGCGCAGGCCATTCAGGATATTTCTGACGGACTTGCTACCCCTGCGGAGGAGCGCGGGTTTGCAAACGAGGTCTCAAGCGCTCTTGGCCAAATTGTAGGCGGTGTGGGCGTTGCTGCAATCCCATACGTGGGCGCCCCAGCGGCAGGTGGCTTGTTCTTTGGCGCAGGTGTAGACGAGCAAGCGCAACGCATGGAAGCGGCGGGCGTTGAACCGTCCGAGAACCTGCTCGCCTTGACCGGCGGTGGCGCTATCGAGGCCGGGCTCGAAACGCTTCGTGTTGGGCGCATCTTGGACACGTTGCCGCCTTCTGTGCGTCAGCGGGTAGCGCGCGAGACTATCGGCCGCATCCTCCGGCAGGGCGCGGAAGAAGCCGGTGAAGAAGTGCTCGCGGGCGTTCTGCAGAACGTGCTGGAAACCACGTACAACGAGGACGCCGAGATCTTCAACCTCGACGAAGCGATTCAAGAAGGCGGAACGGCTTTCACCGCGTCGGCCATTTTGCAGGGTGTGATCGAAGTGGCGCTGCCTGGTCGAGCGCGCGTTGCTCGGGCGCAAGAAGCCGCAACCGAGCTGCAGGAAGAACGTGACGCTGCGAAGGAAACCCAGCTCCACACCCGCGACCTGGGTGCGCTGCGCGACTTTATGAACCGGCTCGACCCTGACGCCGAGGTGCACGTCAACGCGCGCATGCTGATGCAGAGCGAGAATGCGAGCGAAGCGGCCGAGGCTCTAGGCTTGACAGCAGACGAGATTGCCGAAGCTGCGGTCGGTGATGGCGACGTGGCTGTACCGCGCCGCGTGTTCACGACGATCGAGAATGACCAGATGTTTGCCGAGCTGGTGCAAATCACGCGCGAGCGTCCAGACGCCGCGATGCTGGCCGAGGCGAACGAAGAAATCGAAACGATCATCAGGGACTACGCGGAGCGTGTAAGCACGCAGCAGGTGTCTGAAAACGACACCCAGACTGTCTCTGACGCCATCTACGAGCAGCTGACCCAACGCATTGGCCACACCCCGGACGCTGCGAGGGCGCAAGCTGACGTGATTGCGGCGGGCATTTCCCGCATCGCGCTGGATGCGGGTGTGCGGCCAGAGCAACTGCTTGGCGACCGCCTCCAAATTCGTCGGCCGGAGCAGACGCCGCAAGACGTCGAGCTGGAAGCCGCGCTCAACGATCTGCGCCGTGGTGCCATCCCTGACGAAGCCCAGGCTTATGGCCCGTCCCTGCAAGATTTGGCTCGCGAGTTCGGTATCGACATTCGCGGTGGCGAGCTGAACTTGCGCGACGAAGGGCAGTTGGACGAGTTCGGCGAGCGCGCCACGGAAGAAGGCTTCTTCTTGGAGCGCCCCGACGTGGCTGCGATCGAGGACGCGCTTTTGGGCGACGAGCTTCGCATTGCCGAGAACCGCAACGTGGATCTTGCGCGCCGCCGCGAGATGCTGCTTGAAATGCAAGACTTGCTGGAGCGCCGCGGCGTACCGATCGAGACGGCGACTGTTGCAGATGTGCAACAGGGTGTTGCTGAAGACGCACAGTCGCGGGAGTTGGGGCAAACAGAATTAGACCTCGAAAGTCTGATAGATTTCGCTGACCAAGCTATCACTGAGCGCTCCACAGCCGATGGCGCCCCCGAAGGTCAGCTCGACGCTTATCCGGCCGCCATTCCGCCAGAATACGAGTTTTCAAACTTTGAAGATGTTGGTGGCAAGATCGTCCAGATGACGCCAAGCCAATTTGTCCAACTGTCGTCCGAGTTGGTCATTGACGAGGACACTCGGGAGAACGTCAACGACCTCGCGCGCATGATGCTTGACGGTCGCCAGATTGACCCGCCGCGCCTAAGTATCCGCCCCGATGGCGTTGTCGACAGCCACGACGGGCGGCACCGTGCGCTTGCGGCGCAACAACTCGGTATTAGCCAAATACCTGTCTTGCTTATGGGGGAGGATGGGGGCGCATTCCCCACTGGCGTGACGAAGGTGCGAAGTCAGGCGGGCGCAGCTGACAGAGGCTTTAGCGCCCTTCTCCCCCGCATCCTGAACCAGTCTGTTCCTGACACCGAAGCGTTCCGCGAATGGGCGGGCACCGACCAGGTTATCGACCCGGAGGACATCAACGCGCACGACTTCCGCGGCGAGGGGCCTCATGTGCTCCGCGTGTTCCACGGCACCACCCACGACTTCGAGGCGTTTGACGCGACGCGCGGCAACGTCGAGGGTCAGTTCGGCCGCGTGAATTACTTCACGTCCAGCGAGGCCGATGCCGATGCTAATTATGCTGGCGAGGGGCCGGACTTGACGCAACGCATTGGTGAAGCGTCTGACCGGGTTTATGACGAGCTGAACGATATCGCGCGCGAGGTTGGCTACACCGCTGACGCGGAAACCGATCAAGCGTTCTGGGCCGAGGCACGCGCACGCATCCCAGAGCTCTCAGAATTTCCCGATGTCGAAACGATGGGTGTGCGCCGCCTCGCTGACGAAATCGCGCGCATGCGCCTGAGCGGCGGCCAGGACCAGACACTTGAGCTGTATGTCCGCACCGACAAACCATTTGTGATTGGCGACGAATCGCAGTGGCTCAATCTGTTTGACAGCGATGGCTTGTACGACCAAGCGGTCACAGAGATTGCGGAAGAAAACGGCGTGTCCATAGACGAGGCGCGTGAGGACTACGACGACGAGATTTACGACCGTTTGTCCGAGCTAGAGGGCGAGCAGGAAAGCCCGGTTCTTGAAGCCATCAACCGTGCTGCGGAAAGGTTCGATGATGTTGGACCTGAACAAATAGCGTCCGCGTTATACGATGAAGGCGGTGAGTTTACCGCCGACTACTTAGAGCAACGCATTCGCACAAGCGGCGCGGGAATGTTTGCGGCTGACCCAGACACGGGCGAAAGCGCGACAGGCGACTTTATCGCCGCGGTCGTGCAGGAGATGGGTTACGACAGCATTATCCTGAAGGACGCCGATCAACGCTTCGCGACCATGGACATGGAGCCTGGCACCGCGCACGTCCACGTCTTCCATGCCGACCGCACCAATATCAAGTCGGTCGAGAATGTGGGCACGTTCGACCCGAGCGACCCGCGCATCCTGCGCCAAGACCAATTCAACCGTGGCTCCATCACGATCCCAGACGCGGGCGTGCTGTCTGACGAAAATGTGGTCATTCGACTGGGTGAGGCGCACGATCTTTCCACGTTCGCCCACGAGGGCGCACACTTGTTCCTCGAACTGTACCGCGAGCTGGCGCCCCAGAGCCCGGCTATTGCCGCTCGGTATGCCAAGATCGAGGAGTTTCTGGGTATCGAGCCCGGCGGCGAAGTGACGACCGACCAGCACGAGCTGTGGGCGCGGACGTTCGAGGCGTATCTCCGCGAGGGCAAGGCCCCGTCGATCGAGCTGCGTGGTGCGTTCCAGCGGTTCAAATCGTGGCTCGCGCGCATCTATCGCAGCCTGCTGTCTATTGGCGAAACCAAGCTGAACGACGAGGCGCGGCAGATTTTCGACTCAATCCTCGCGACCGAGGAAGACATTGCGGCGAACCGCGAGGCGGAACGCATGGAAATGTCGGCCGCCTATTCGGGTTTGATGGACGAGCAGACGGTCGAGAAATATGGCGAGGCCGCACGGGCGGCGCGCGGCGAGGCCGAAGAAAAGGCGCTTCAGGTTCACACCGAGCAGATTGCGCGGGAGCACCAGCGCGAGTGGCGGGATGCCCGGCGCCAGGCGCGCAAGGAAGAAGAAGCGAACTACTGGGCCGAGCCCGCGAACGCGGCCTTCTGGCTCCTGACGCGCGGCACCAAGAAGACCGGCGAGACGCCGCGGTACTTGGAAGGTGCGAAGCTGGACCGTGCTGCCGTCGAGGAGCTGATCGGCCCCAGCGGTGTGCAGGCGCTTCCGAAGTCCAAGACCCGCGTTTACACGAGCGAAGGCGGTGTTGTGCCTGACCAGGTTGCGCCGGAGTTTGGTTTTATGAACGGCCATGAAATGCTATTGGCCATGATGGAATCGCGCGCTCAGGGCAAACCCGAGCAAGTCATAAATCAGCGTGCTGACGCCCTGACGCGCGAACGATTGGGAGACCCGCGCCGGGACGGCACGGCAGAGCGCGTTGCGCGGGAGGCGGTCTACAGCGACAAGGCCATTAAGGTTCTGCGCGTCGAGGCCGACTTCCTTGCGAGCAAGGCCCTGCGCCGCCCGATGCCTGCGCAGTCGATCAAGGCCGCGGCCGATCGGATCATCAACACTCGCCCCGTCAAGGAGACGGTCAAGCCGGGCACGTATGCGCTGCGGGCGCAACGCGCGGCAGACAAGGCGCTGCGCCTCGCTGCGGCCGAGAAGTGGGCCGAAGCGCTGGAGATGAAGCACACGCAAATCCTCAATGCAGAGCTGGCTCGTCGTGCGTTCAAGGCTCGTGACGAGGTGGCGCGCATCAACCGCGTGTTCCGTCGCGTGCGCACCAAGAAGTACGACACCAAGAAGTTTCACCCGCGCTTTGTCGAGCACATTACAGGGCTTCTGAAGCTGTTCGAGAATGGCGAGGGCGATCGACTGGAGCTGGAGGCGTTCGCGGCAAACGTCAACGAAGGGCAGTATGCAGGCGCGCTCCTGATGCCGCTGGGCGACACGAAGAAGCCCACGACTATGACGCTGGACGAGATGCGTGATCTTCGGGACGCGCTTCTGTCTGGTGAGCATGGTGCGCGCCTCAACGGTGAGCTGGCAGAGCAAGAGTTTCAGGCGCGCAATGCGGAATACGCCGAGCAAATCAATGCCGCATGGGGCGACCGCAAGCGCAAGGGCTTCTCTCGCGATGCAGGTATGGGCGAGCAAATTAAGAAGATCGCGAGAAAGTCAGACGCCGCGATTATGCGGTGGTCATTCCTTGTCGGACTTTTGCAGGGCGGGGAAACGGGCTCCTTGACGGAACAGCTTGAGACACGCCAAAGGGCGGCCGTAAACGACGCTATTGCACTGCAAACTTCCCTCGACGATCAACTCTCAGGCATTTTTGAAAAGCACGGCATTACAATCGAGGAGCTGAATCGCGAGTTGCATTTGCCCGAGATTGGCTCGTCAAAGTTCTCCCGCCTTATTGCACTGGCATTAAACACGGGCAATGAAGGTAACAAGTCTCGTGTAGACACTGATCCGACCATTCAAGGCGGGCTGAGTGGCGCGACCGAGCTTTTAAACCGGCACATGGAAAAGCGGCACTGGGACGCGGTGCAAGAGATTTGGGACTTGGTTGACACGCTTTGGCCTCAAGTCTCTGAGGTCCATCGTAAATCCACGGGAGTAACCCCCGCAAAAGTGGCCGCGTCCCAAGTGGTCACGCCATTCGGCGTGTACCGCGGAGGGTACTACCCGATTAAGTACGACCCGGACCACCAGTCTAACTCTGACATCGCTGCGCAATCCCTTGACGAACTTTGGGGTGAAAACGCTGCAGGCTTTGGGGCGAAGGCCCAGACGCGCCAGGGGCACACTGTCGAGCGCGAAAAAGGCGTGCGCCGGGCGCTTAACTTGGATCTGAGCGTTGCGCTCGATCATTTTCGTGATGTGTCTCGCGATATTCACATGCGCGATGTCATCAACGAAAACTGGCGCCTTTTGAGCGACAAAAAAAGCGCTACGCGCCAAGCGATTTCCGAGACTTGGGGCAAGGAGTATGTCGACGCGATGGAGCTTATACTGAAGCGTACTGCGTCCGGCACCCAGCCGCCCGCAAACATTTATGAAAAGCTCGCACGCACGCTTCGCATCAACTCCTCGATCGCCATTCTTGGATGGAAGGTAACAACCGCGGCTCTCGCGCCTGTCTCGTACTTCCAGACGGTTATCCCGCGCTACGGGCTTAGGCGCGTGGCGGGCGGCTTTGCTGAGTTTTTTGGTGGATTTCTTAGCGGCAAACCGGCCGAGACGCAGCAACTTGTAAATATGATCTTGGAAAAATCCGTGTTTATGCGTGAGCGCACCCAAACTCTAAACCGAGAGGCGCACGAACGCATCAGGCGAACACCCATTCAATCCCGCTGGTCAAAATTCCAAGGTTCTGGTTTTTGGCTCATGTCGTGGTTTGAGATTTACACCACGTCAGGTCCGTTGTGGCTGGGGGTCTATCGGGACGCTATCGACAACGGATCGAGCGAAAAGGATGCTGTCGCGGCGGCCGATCGTGCTGTTGTAGAAACACAAGGCTCTGGCTTGTCTATGGATCAGAGCCCTATGCAAGGCGGCAACGAGCTGGAGCGGTGGTTTACATATATGTGGGGCTATATGTCCGGCTATTACGGAACGGTGCGCTCTGACTTTGGCGCTCAGAGAAACGTTAGGCAAAAAACACTGGCACTGCTGAAGCACCTTGTTTTGATTAACGCCGCCGCATCTATGTTTGAGCTTCTTATCAGAGAGTTCGGGATTTCTGACGAAGAAGAAGACCCATATTTGGTGCGCGTGCTTAATCAGATGCGCCGGAATGCCGCTGGCTTGGTGCCGGGTTCTAGCCTGGTGCTTGATAACCGCTATGGCGACGGGCCAGCCATTCAAAACTTCGGCACAAAAGTCAGTCAAGCGATGGATTCTTACGTGAGCTTGGGCGAGGACTTTGCCGAAGACGGGCAGCTTGATGCTGAAACTGTCGCCAATTTTACGCGCAGAAACATGGGCGCCATTGGTTTTGGGGTTGGGGCGCCGGGCACGGTTCAGGTCGACCAGGTGCTTCGCACCATTATCGAGGACGACGACCCGACCGTGATCGAGGCGCTGATTACTGGCCCTGACGACGACAACTAACCCGTGACGTAAAAACAACGCTGTGCTATAAGAGCAACACCCATGTATGAGGTCCCTGAATGACAG